TTGCAAGGCTCTGTTTTCTTCCTGCACTGTCGGGCTTGTTTTTGCCCTCTGTATCGTTTTTTGATGTGGGCGCGTGTGTTTGTCCTGCCTTGCCGTCAAACGCGCCAGAAGTGCCATTTTTGCCCCCTGCGACGTGCTTTCCGAATAAGAATACAACATCGCCGCTTTTTGCCTCGACAATCGCAAGCCGGCTTATGCGCCGCTGATCGTCATATGCGATCTCTGCAACCTCATAGCGTGCGAATTTGTCCGCAAGCTCGTAGCCGTTGCCCTTCGGCCTTGTGGCGACCTTCAGGAACGTGAAAGGCGCTGTGTAAAGCTCCCTGCCGATGCCCCAGCGGAACCCGGCACGCTTGAATGCGTCGGATGCTTCGGCCTTCTTTTCGTTGCCGTCCGTCTGCGCGGATTCAACGCCGCAGTCCCACTTCCAGACCCATGCGCCGTCAATCTCAATGCCGATGCCGCAGAACAGATTGCCCTTGATCTCCTTATAGTCGCAAGTCCACTTGTCTTGCCCTACTATCGAATCCAGCATATCCATGTCAACGCGAGCCGATTTATAGAGCAGTGCAACCGCGCCTTTTTCCGTGACTTGCTTGACCTTTACGCTGATTTGCTCAGCTTCAAGCGCCGGAAATTCAATCTTCATCGTTCTGCGCCTCCGCCATGCTTACGAGCCTTTTTTCAAACTCGATCTTCTGTTTTTCAGTCGCTTCATATAAGCTCTTGTATAAGGTCACTTCCCGTTCGAGCGCTGCGATCTCGTTGCCCAGCAGCTCGATTACTTTTGCGATTCCATCCTGCATCTCCTAACCCTCCATATAGTCCGTGGTCTGCTTGCGATAGCTGCGATTCAAGCAACTTTCGCAAATCAACATGTCGTTGATCTCATACAAGAAATCATCCTGAATCGCTTCGCCGCATTCGTCGCATTTCGGCAGGCAGTCAAGCTCTGCGGCCTGCTCTGCGTCGTAGCGGTCAAAGTCTAGCAGCGGATCATCCGTTATTCGCATCGAGGCTCACCGCCTGCGAATGCTCCTTAATCCTTGCATCGTTCCGGGCCTCTGCCTGCCGGATGATCTCTAATTTTTCTCGAATGCTCATGCTGCACGCTCCTTTTCGTCAATCGTATATGTAATTTTTACACCTTCCTGCTCGGCCAGCAGGTCAATCAGTGTAGCCAGCAGGCAAGCGCCGGTCGGCTTCTTCTTCACTGTTCGCCCTCCTTTGCTTTGTGTCTTTTTTAGACACTATCAACTAAAAAAAATAGCTTCTACCTGTTCGGCGGTCAAATCGTAACGGTCGCGGATCATCGCGATTTCTCCCTGCTTAAATTCCGTGCCGCGCTCGTTGATCTTATCCGATACGCTTTGCGGGCTTTTGCCGAGATATTCAGCCAAATCACGAATTGTATCGCCGTGCAGAACCAGAATGCTTTTCAGCATCATTCCGTTCATTTTGTCACCCCTTTCACTACAAAGTGTCTTTTTAGGACACTTATAATATATCAAAATAATTTTGGATTGTCAATAGGTTTTCGGACGTAACACAAAATAAATTTGATTTATGAGACACGTTAGTGTATTATTGAGATACAATTTAATGAAAGAGGGTGATTCCAATGGACATAGGCGAAAAGATACGAACCGCCCGCCTTGCAAAGGGAATGACACAAGAAGAGTTGGGGCAGCTTTTAGGCTTGCAAAAATCTGCCATTGCGAAATACGAAAATGGGCGGGTAGTGAATATCAAAAGGAGTACGCTGAAAAAAATCTCTGATATATTAGGCATACGCCCATCCGAATTGATATTTGAGGGCGATCCGGTTGCAGCAGCAACCTTGCATGCGGGGATTCTTATGGATGAGGATTTAATGGAGATGATACGCGATTATCAATCGTTAGATGCGCCGAAAAAGAAGCTCGTGAAAGACTTGATCTGCAATTTGGTGCAAACAAAAACGGAGGCTTAATCGCCCCCGAACATCTTCTTTATGAAAGTGAGAATATATAAGAGTTGACTTTCGTCCAGCTCTTGCAAGAAGTCAGTGATTTTTTGTATGTATTTTTCTTTCATATGGCGCTCTCCTTTCATCCGGGGCAGGAACGTTTGTTCCTTGAATATTCTACAAAAGAATCTATATTCTGACAATTTGTAATTTATGCCAAATTGCAGAAAAATTAAAGGAGGTGATGCCTGAAAAGCATTCGCAAAACTCTAATATAGGAGGTGAATGCAGAATAATTGCGCGAAAAAGCATTTTCGGCGGCAATTATAGCAAATATACTTTGCATATCATCATAGAAGGAGTGTCCAACATGGGAAGGAAAGAAAAAGAAATCGAGAAGGTGACGGGCCAATACTCGCAAGACCCATTCACACGAAAAATTGAGCGGGTAGCGGCCTATGTGCGCGTATCGACGCAGGAGCAGAAATTGCACGGAATTTCGCTCGACGCGCAGAAAGCGAAGCTGCAAGAATATGCAGACGCAAACAACATGCGAATAGTTGAATGGTATGTCGACGAAGGAGTATCAGGGCGGAAGCTGATCCGGAAGCGCCCGGAATTGCAGCGCATGATTCAGGATGCAGAAAAGGGCTTGTTTGATCGCATAATCTTTATCAAGCTGGATAGGTTTTTCCGCTCCGTCGCTGAATACCACGAGTGCATGAAGCGCATTGCGCCGGTGCTGTGGAGCACTACCGAGGAAGAATACGACCTAACCACCGCAAACGGGCGTATGCTTGTCAATTTCAAGCTCACCATCGCAGAAATGGAGGCCGATCAGGGCGGGGAGCGTATTGATCTGGTCAACGAATACAAGGTCAGCACAGGACAGCCTTTGTCCGGCAGCATGCCTTTCGGCTTTGTCATCCAGACGGATGCTACCACCGGCAGGAAGAAGATCGTAAAAGACCCGGATTGCGCAGACATTATGGAAGATTTGATTCAATACGTTTTGACCCACCAAAGCAAGCGGAAGGCAATCCTATACTTGAAAGCAAAGCATCACATTTCAATCTCATATAACAGCCTATCAAGACTGCTTGCGAATCCGATGCTTTACGGCGCGTATAGAGATAACCCGGCATACTGCGAGGCGTACATTGACAAGGCCACTTTCGACAAGCTGCAAGACATAACTACACGCAACATCAAGGACAATGCAGCCGAAAACAGAGCGTATATCTTTGCAGGCCTTATCCGTTGCCCGGAATGCGGAAATCGTCTGGCAGGCGGGATATTCGTGCACCGCAATAGAAGCGGCGCAAAATACAAGTATAAGAAATACCGCTGCGCCAATTGCCGGATCAATCAGCGCTGCGGCTTTAACAAGGTAGTAAGCGAGAACACGCTGGAAAAGATGATGCTTGCCAACATCGAGCAGTATTTGGCCGATGCAAAGCTCAGGGCCGCAGAGATCGAGGACAGCGAAGCCGTGCAGCTCAAGAAGCACGACATCGACGATTTACACGGCCAGATCGACCGCCTGAACTATTCATGGCAGACCGGCAAAATCCGCACTGTGGAGCAATACGAAAAGGATTTCGCAGAGCTCATGCAAAAGCTTGAAGAGGCCGAAGCTGAGCAGGGAATTGTGCTCGAAAAGGATTTCGGCAAGATCGAAGCTATCCTGCATTCAGGCTGGGAAGGCATCTATAACAACTTAGACGAAGCGCACAAACGGGCCTTCTGGCGCTCTTTCGTGCGGGCTATCGAAATCAATTGGACTACCGGCAAAAAGGAGATACTGAGGGTTGAATTTTTTTAACCCTTTGTTGTCGTAGTATTGACCTTTGTCCATTCGGCACGTTGTTAATAGCACAACAAAAGGAGGACACACCATGAAGCAACAAAAGGAGCATGAGCGCAAGCGGATCACCGTCCGGCAAAAGCTGGAACTGCTCAAAGAGATCGAGCGCCGGAACGAGAAGCGGCGGGAGGAATTTAAGCGGAAAAACGGCGGCAAAATTGATGCAAAGCGGGAGGATTGATAGAACTGAGGGCAAAAAAGCCCTCTTTTTTTATGTTGGGTGATACCACAAAAAAAGGCCGGGGAGAAATCCCCGGCTTATTCTTTGGGCGGCTACCTGTGCCGCATTGCGTAACCGTGCATTCTGAGCCAGTTATTCGACACGGGCCAATGCCACGACTTCCTATATAGTATTTTATACCACAGGAGCTTGTTAATCCTGACGCGCGCCGATAGCGTTGCTTCTTCTCCGATATTGCGCAACGCCTTAATAGCTGTATCATTTTCGGGAATACAATCATCGGCCGGAATGCCGCTTCCGAGATTGATCGTTGTATCGCCCCCAATAACACCGATGAACGTTCCAGCCCCGAATTTTATGTTGTTCATGCTCAATCCTCCTTCTCGCGGTGTAGCCGGTCGCGCTCCCTGTTCCTTTCTTCGCTGCGTTTTTCGAGGAAGCTGCGCACGCTTTCCCAATATCCGGCCTTCCTGTCAATCTCGGCGCAGAGCAGGCAATACAATTCATCGCTGATCTGATCGCCATGCTCAGCACTGAGCCGACGAATCATGTCATCAATACCACGTTTCGGCATTCGCTTTTCAATTGCATATTTTTTAACATCTTCAACCGTCATCCTTCGCGCCTTCCTTCCATTCCGCATCCGTGAGGCCCATATCGGCCTGTATGATGCGGTTTATGTAAGTGTTGACCTTTTCCCCGTGTTTGCTTGCATGCGCTTCTATGGCCGATTTTCGGCCTTTAGGTACAGTGAGGTTTATACGGTCGTAGTTTTCTGCATTAAACCTATTTTTGTACGCCGTGGCCTTTTTTCGTCGTTCCTCGCTCATGTGCATCTCTCCTATTCCTTTTTGCTATATTATACCAGTAGTGCTCTTTCTTGCGCAAGATACATCTTGCATAAGATTTCAGCCTAATTTTTGTATATTCCATCAATTTACATCTTGCGCAAGATGTGGTATACTGTAATCACAGTAAAGGAACGAACAAAGCACGGAGGAAAAGAAAATGAAGAAAGTAAATTCCCTGATCGTCCCCGGTTCCCTGATTACTCGAAAGACCGCCGCCGGTTATCTCGCGCGCATCGCCGCCCACCTGCTTTCTGATCTTTCGATTGAAAGCTCCATCGTTCTCAGTGAGATCGAAAACCGCATCGTTTCCGCGGGTTTCCTCACTTGGGAGCAGGTCGAAGAAATCGAAGCGAGCGCAGTAGCATAACCCCCGCACCGGCGGGCACCGACGAAAGGAGAAAGAACAATGAACCTCGAAGCCATCACCTCTATGGAAGATTTCGCACGCAAAGTGCTTTCCCTCAGCCCGGAAGGCCGGGACGCATACTGGGCAGAGCTTAAGGAGAACGCCCTTCTCACTGCCGAGGATATTGAAACCCTGCAGAAGTGCGTCGCCTTCTACCGCCTGCACACGGACAACCGTTTCCGCCGCGCAGTGCGCGAATCCGTGCAGGCAATGTACACGGCGGAAATGAACGCCTGACCGACCGACGGCCCGCCCGGAGCCTATCCGGGCAGAAAGGGGACACAATGCACACCCTAAAAATTGGAGCTATATTCGTAGGCAACAACAACGGGCACGTTTTTGTGCTCGAAGCCATAAAAGAAGGCCGCAGTGAAAAGAGTAAGACAGCCATCGTAAAAGACATCACAACCGGACGCATGTATATGTACGGGTACGATGCGCTTTGCCGTTTGAATATTACCGTCATCAAAAACTGAAAGGAGCACACCATGAAAGAGAAGCTTCACGCGCTGATAGACAGCATGAGCGAAAACGAGATCATATACGCGCTGACCCTTTTAAGCAAGCTGTTTGGGAGGGGAGGTGCAGCACCCCATGTCAATCCTTCTCTTTTTCGCCGCCGCCGTGCTCATTGGTTCCATCGTAGAATGGCCCTACCGCATCCGTTACAGTGAGCCGCACGCCTCGATCCTTTGAATAGAGGAATTCCACCGCATCCCGTCGAATATCTCATCATCGAATAAAAGGAGTGGACACCATGAAAAAACGCATTGAATACAGGGAGCTCAAGATCATGGGAGCCAGCAAAAAGGCGCTTGACTTTTACAGCAATTCAGACCCGCTCAACATCTACAAGGTGGGCGACACCTACCGAATCACCGGAATCATCGAATGCGAATGCGACAGCGATGCAGAACTGATCGCCACCCTCGATGAATACGCCGCAGTGTTTGAAACTGAGGAATAAGAGCAAATAAAAAAAGCCGGAGGCATTACGCCCCCGGCTTTAATAATGTTCGGAATCAACCGTATTCATCTTCACTTGTGGAGTTTTCCTTTGCGTTCGCGGAGATTTCCTCCACTTCTGCTTATTTTTGCTCTGCGCCCTCGGACGCAAGCTCGCGCACCATAGCTTCAATAACGTCTGTATCCACTTTCAAACCCTTGCTTTCCAGCTGCGCTTTCACGTAGGCGAGTTTTTCCGCGCCCTTGCCTGCGCCGTAGATCTGCTCGGCAGCAAAAACCAGCGTTCTGGTTACGATGGACAGCATTTCCAGCTGTTCCGTGCTTGCCCTCGCTTTCACCCAGGGAATCACCCTATAGGTCACAATCGCAGCAATCAGCGCGATCACCGCCTGAATAATATCCGTCAAATCAATCATAGCTCATTCCTCCTATCGTTTAATCAAAAAATCCTGCATTTCGTCGCGGGACTGCCGCAGGATTTCCACATCATTTCCGCTCAATTCATGGTTAATCTGTGCAAAGAGTGCCCGGCACATCACGGCCTCCGCCTTGCGGGATTCCTTCATTTCCTGTTCAAGAGCGTTCAGCCGGTCAAAATCCGCCTTTAGCTGCGTTTCGTGCTTGTTCAGTAGCGCACGCAAATCCGCCGCCGGATTCAGCGCCTTGCGGATGATTTCCCACGCCTTTGCAAGCGCCACAATGGCCGCTGCAGCAGACAAAAGCCACGCCCACGCATTGCCGAGCGTGATTTGTTCCCACCACATATGCAGGTCAGCCCCTTTCGTTCCTGAGTGCTTGCAGATCGGCTATCAGAGCCGCTACAGCCGCGTCGGTTTCGTTGCCGTAATCGCCGTCGGCACCATATTTAGGCAGGCAGTTAGGATTCCACATCAAAAGAAGGCTCTGCCACTGTTTAACAGTGCGCTTTGCTGCAGGTTTTGCCGTGCTTGCTGTGCTGCCTTCAATCTCCGCTTTGAGCCACTTGTGACGGCCATAATGCGTCCACGAGCCCGCCGAAAGATCACGCTTGACAACTCCATAGCCGCTTGCGCGTGCCTCGATTATACGGCCATTTCGGGCCACATAGCCGATATGCACCATCTTGCCGCCGCTCTGCTTGAATACAAAATCACCCGGCTTTAGGTTGCTCTTGGTGAGTTTTGCACAACCTTTCCACAGGCCATCGGCAGTAGTGTCACTTTTTGTGACGCCGCGCAAATTCTGAAAAAAGTACATCGCAAGCCCGGAGCAGTCAAAAAATCGAATATCGCTTTCTGCTTTGCTCAATGTCTGGTAGTATTTCCAGACCTTTGCCGCCCTCGCGCTGTCCTGCGCTTTGCTGTTGATATAGCTTTTAACATCGGCCACATCTTTGACATGCTTTCCCTGACCGCCCCAAAGGTAGACCCCGCGACCCACCTGCGCGTCGATATAGTCTAGCCAGTCGTTTAATATGCCCATCTTAATCAGCTCCTAGTGGTTAGATTCGGTACGTCAAATTAAAACGCAGTTCCGTATTAGCCGGAATATCGTCAATTTCGCCGCTTGCATAAGGTTTGAAACCCATGCTTTTGATTTCGCCCGCCGTGGTCACTTGACACAAAAACGTGCCGTAAGTGGCGGCGTTTGTTGCGCAAAGTTTCACTTCAAGCGATGAGGGCCGATAAGCGGACGGAATCCCGCTTGCAAGCACTGGCTGGAGCAAATACCCTATATCAGATTTCGCCTTTACAACGCCTTTTACGGATACAATTTTGCCGTATACGCTGTATTTCGGCTGCTCAACCGACGAAAAATAGGTGCTGCCAACGGTGAGATTCGTCCATGCGATGTTCGTCGGAAGCTTTGCGGCGGTATTGTTGACCGTCTGAGATAGCGTGTTATACTGGCTTGAAATGCTGCTGATATTTGTCGTGTTGGCGTTGACCTTTGTTTCGAGCGCTGTAATATCGCCCTCGATTTCCGCAAGAGCTTCCAGCGCTTCACTGTTCGTGTTTGCGAGCTCGTAAAGCTGCACGGGCGCGGAGATCGTAGCGCCGGACACAGATACGCGCCAAAGGGCCATCTGGTCAAAAGATGCCGTTCCGGACAAAAGATCGCTTTGCGACAGTACAGGATCAGCGGGCGTGCCGCTTGTTTCGATGCCCTGCAAAACGACGAAAGCGCCGCTTTCGATCAGCGTGGAAGCGTCCTGAGAGTATTGGAAAACGATCAAGTCATTTCGTTTCATAAGCTGACTTGCATTCGAAATCACAAGATCAACATATTCCCCGGCAGGGATTCCCGCCGCCGCGCCGTTGTCGCAAAGCTTGCCGTCATACATGCGGATTGTGTTATTGCCGATGTATTCCGCGCGGAATTTTTCGCCAACATCAAGCACGTATCTGCCCGCGCCGAAAATGGCCGCATTGATGCCTCTGTCATTTTCTGCGGTCACATGGGGCGCTCCATGATAACCGGTTATCAAATAGTTTTCAGCCATCTAATCAGCCTCCCGTTTTATATTCGACGCTTGCAACGCCGTTGTTTATGCGCACGATTTTTTGCGTTACATGCGCATTTGCAGAGATGCCCGTCCGGATTTCGGTTGCTCCAACAATATCGCCTATATCGTAAAAAAGCGCATCCGTTTCAGCAACGTCAATCTCCGCCTTATCGGTGCTTCTCAGCTCCTTAAATCGCTTGATGCCGTCGGCGCGCAAGTCCTCGCTGTTAGTGTTATCGTAGGTTGCCGCCACTTCATTGATTCCGGAATATGTCTGCGTATCGCCGATATTTCCGCTTGCATCCGCGTAAAGGTGAATCACCTCGCGCGCGGAAAGCTCACCTTTGCCGAGGCAGATTAGATGATTCACCTTTTGCGCGTTCTGCGTGACTTTCAGCTGCGCCATATCACCGTCAACCGGATTCTGCGAGTAGTCAACCGCAGGCGCGCAGTCTAGCTGCACTTTTCGGGCCTGCGCGTTCCAGCTTATGAGCAGTTTTGCTCCGGCACTTGTGAGCATGTCCCTGATTCCGTCGTATCCGGCGCAATATCGCTTGAATTTATAATTATTCACCGTAACGCCGGACGCTTCCCATGTCGTGTAAAACAGCCCGCCGAGCGACAGATCATATATGAGCGTATCCACGATGAACACAACATCGCCGGAAGCAGTGTAGTAATCCGCTCCCGCCGCCGGAACGATGATTTTGCTGTTCAAAACGCCGTGCCAAGTCCGCCCGAAATAGGTCACTGTATCGCCATTCGTGCTAGTTTCTGCGCCGTCAATGATGCCCCCGTACTCGGTCCCTTCAATGTAGATAACAGCGCCGTATTCAATCGGCTTTTCGTCCGCACTTACGGTCAAGGTAAAATCATTCTCGTTTGCGCCGTATGAAAGGTCGAGAGCGTGAGCCGCAAGCACGCCCTGATCGACGCGGTTAGCGTCAGTGTAAATCAAGTCCATCGCGGCTCACTCCGTTTCTCGATCGTGGTTAATTCAAATCCGAAGGTGCCCGGCCAACTGACCGTTACCTTTCCGGCAGGAATCGGTTCGAAAATGTAGTTCTCTCGCGCGCGCCGGTCAAACCAATTCACGCTCGCTCCCGTTGAGGTGGTGAGCGTGATAGTCTTTGCGAGGCTGTCAATCAGCAAGCTTTCACCTGCTCCGATCGTGCCGTTGACGGCATAAGCAT